GGCTCCGGGCCTGCCGGCATGCCTCCAGTGTTCTCCTGCGTCCCCGACTCCATCCCTGACATCTCACTCATGCTCTCTCCTTTCGGTTCGGGAGGATCCGACCCCTGGAGCCGGATCCTCCCTTCCTCAGCGCCCCGTAGCTTACGAGGCGGTCGTTACGAGTGCGAACGCACCGTCGTCGACCACATCGGCCTCGAAGGCTCCGATGAGTCCGACCTCGACGCCGCCGATCGCAGGCTCGACGACGCGGAGCTCGACCGGAGCCCCTGCCGTCTCTGCGACGAGCAGTCCCGCCGAGTCTCCGACGATGATCGTGCCAGCGTCGAGTCCACGCGAGATCACAAGGTTCATCGGCCCGATGTTCTGGCCGTTGACGCTCATGAACTGCGTGAACGCGCTGGTCGTGAGCCCCAGGAAGTAGCCGAAGCGGTCCGGGGCGAGGTAGACCGTGTCTGCCACGCGGCCACTGTTCGCGAACACGGCGGCGTAGCCGGCACCGATGCCCGTCATGTGCTGGGCGTAAGTGTCGGTCGCACCGACCTGGGTCGAGATGTGGTGCGAGTACGCGGAGTCGGTGACCGCCTTGGCGGCGTCCTGCTCCGTCTTCAGCGCGTAGTCGGCTGCAGCGAGGTCGAACCACAGGGACAACGCGTCCGGCGTCGTCCAGTTGATCGCCTGCCACGACAGGTCGCCGCCGCCGAGGTACGTCGAGGCGGTCTGCGTGACCAAGTCGACGACCATGCCGGTGTTGCCAGCCTCGGTCTTCTGCGATGCCTGCACCGAAACGACCGGGCGGGTGGTGACCTTCGGGTAGGTGAGCGTGCCCCGCATCAGCGAGGTCCGCATGCCCGAATTGACCAGATTCCGGTTCTTGTTGATGATCTGGAAGATCTGGTCGAGGTACTGCGGCGTCTGCAGACCGGCGACGTTGCTGGAGAGCGTGTTCGCCGGAACCCTCTGCAGCAACTGCAACCGCTCGCGGGCCTTCAGGACGACATCGTTGCCGCCCGCCAGCTGGGCGATCTTGTCGCATTGGGTCGTGCCGCGCGTCAGGATCATGTCGAGCGCGTACGACGAGAAGTCGCGGTACATGATCCCGTCGCCGTCGATCTCGACGCCCTCCGTCTCGCCCGCCATCAGACGGCGCAGCTTGGCCGCGTTGGCGATGGCGTTGCGGGTGGACTCGATGTCGTTGGAGAGCGTCGTGGTCTCCGCGTCGATCGTGGTGACGCGCTCGCGGTACATCAGGACATGCTCCTGCTCCGTCTCGGTGAGAACCTTCTCGTCACGGGAGTTGATCGACGCGTTCAGCGCCTCCCACTTCTCCGTGATGATCTGGCGCTCGTCGAGGAGCGTCGCCAGCCGGGTCTCCGACTGAGTCGTTTCGCTCATCGTTTTACACCTCCGAACTGGTTGACATGGACTCCTGCTGGCGGGTGTCGATGTCAGGGGTGCCGGTCAGTGCCGGGGTGCCTGTTGGCTCGAGGTGCGCCCTGTGTGTTGAGCGGTTCAAGAGTAGAGGATCAGGTGGATGAACTGGTCGAGTTGAACGCGTCGAGGATCTTCTTCAGCTTGATCTCGGCTGCGTCGCGTTGCGCTGCCGTCGCGTCGTTCGGAAATCCTTGGCCGATTCGAGAGAGCGCAGCCCGGACGCCTCCGACGTTGATCTCGCCGGTTGGCTCCTTGTACGGGAGATGGCAGTTGTCCTTCGTCTTCGGACTGCCGGACGGGTTCAGGTCGATCGCGGCGGCGGCGCAGTACGCCTCCGGTGTGTCGAAACGGGAAGCGCTCCCATCCCAGGCGATCTCCGTGTACGCACGCGCCAACAGGATCGCCATGTCCTCGGGAAGATCGATCCCGAGCTCCGCGCACCGCTCGAGCAGAGCAAGGTCGGGGGGCGGCGGCAACATCGACTCGTCCACGATCTGCTCCTCACGCAGAGACAGGATCGTGGCGGTCGAGTAGGCGGGACCGCAGGCGAGAGCGACGCTGTCCAGGTGCGCCACCTGTCGCTGCACGATCCCGTCGTTGGTACGGCCCGACTTGATCGGCAGGAACTCTGCGGACACGCCGTCGTAGCCGCCGTTCAATACGAGCTCGCGAGCGGTCATCGCATCCGGCGTGTCGAGGAACTGGAACTCGCCCTCGTACCCGCTGGGAGTCTCTGTCAAGGTCTTGCCGGTGCCGACGATGCCGTATGTGCCAGGCTTTCGGCCACCGTTCTCGTCAAGCGCGTTGTGGTCGGAGCGGAGCCGGATCCGGTGCGCGTGAGGCACGTTGCGCGCGAACGCGCCCGGCATGAACTGCTCCTTGTACGGCTTGAAGTCGGGCGGATCGGCAACGTCCGCCACCTCGTCGAACGGGACGACGCGGACATGGATGGTGCGCCCGTCGCCCGCCTGTGCTTGGACGGCGAAGGTGCGGACGAGGATGTCGCGCCCGACCTTGGCCTCTTCCACAACTTCGGTCATCTAGCTCCTCCCGAGTCCGACCAGTCGCGGCTGTGGCGGCTGGTTCTGTTGGGCAGGCGACGCTCCCGCTGTGGGAGGTGCTGCCGGTGTCTGTGGATAGTCCTGAGATGCCGCAGCAGCCTGCGGGTCGTCAGCCTCGGTGGCGAACGGTCCTGCGGTGACGCCCTGCTCAAGATGCAGCGGCATGAACGTGTCGTTCGCGTCGAACCAGACCCACTGGCCTGACGGCAGCGCCTGCGAGGTGAACGCGTCTGCGATCCTCTTCGCGGTGGGGCGCAACTCGAAGCGCCACCACATCTCGCCCAGCATCCCTGGGTTCTGATAGGTCAGGCTCGCGTTGCCGCGACCGCCGCCGACCGTCAGGTTCAAGAGGATGGCGGGGATGCCGAAAGCGGCTGCGAGCGCAACCGCGTTGAAGTCCTGGTTCTCGAGCAGCGACAGATCCTTCGGGTTGAAGGACAACTGCTCGAAGTCGAGCTCCGGCGGCAGCACGGGAGGAGCGCCTGACCGGGCAGCAGTTCTTGCCTGCCACTGGGTCTGGATCGCTTCGGCCTGCGCCGAGTCCAGCTTCCGCTGCGACTTGAGCGCCACCTTCGGGATCCCTCCCGTGTTCACCTCGAGCGCCGCGTTGCCGGCGGCGAGCAGACCCCAGGCCAGCTGCGCGTAGGCGCGGATCGTCGGCGTGCCGTGCGCCTGGAAGGTTGCCTGCGCGCCGGGGTTCCGGTCGATCTGGATCACGTCCGCAGGGTCGAGAGTGTCGCCGCCCAGGATCTTGTACTCGCGCACGCCGTCCCGCCACAGCGGCTCACAGATGCGGGCCGGGATCGTCGTCCAGTTGCGCGGGAACCCGTTCGCGTACCGCTGCGTGATGTAGGCGAGCGCGTACCCCCAGCCGTACATGTCAGCGACGAGTGCGAAGATCGCGTCCGAGACACCATTCGGGTAGAAGAGCGGGTCAGGGTTGCAGACCCACATCGGCTCCGTCGCGTCCACGACGTTGGGTGCCTCGAAGCGCAGCGGCATCGACGCGATCTGCTGCGCGTTCATCTGGATGCAGCGGTTCGAGATCCAGGTCCGCTCCGCGAGCAGTCCGTTACCGGGCCAGAACATCTGGCCTGCGGCGTTGAGCCCGTTCTCCGTCCAGAAGTTCGGGATGATCGAATCCCAGAGGTTCATGTTCGTGCCCTCGAGCGGTTCGACATCGCGCGTCATGAGAGCCTCTTCGCGGTGGACGATCGGCTGGCCCACATCGGGGCGCGGACCCAGGATCCTGTCGAGCAGGCTCATGCGCGCATCCTCTCGACGACCTGGGCCGCGACGAGAGCGCCCAAGCAGACGACGATCCAGCCTTCCGTCTTCCAGACGCCGCCCCACAGCGCGTCTGCGACGCCGACCAGTCCTGCGCCGAGAGAGATCAAGAGCAGAGCTCTCACCATCAGAAGATCATTACCTCGCTGTTCGCGATGTCCCTGTCCATTGCCGACCACAAGCCGATCGAGGACGAAATGATCGGACCCGGATCCGTCTTCGACTTGGAACGCGACCACGCCCAACGGTCGACGAGCGGACGTGTACGAGCACCGCGCACCGAGGTCGACAACTCCTCCTGGCCCAGATGGATCAGGTCGTTCTCCTCGACGGCTGTCGCGAACTGCCCGCAGGCGTCCGCGTACTCGCCCGTCTTCAGCCGCCGCACATCCAGTCCGGTCTGCTCCTCGATCTGCTTCGCGATGGCGTTCGCCGGTCCGAACCCGTCACAGACGAGCTCGATCACCTCATGCTTCTCGCACAGGCCGACGACGTACTCGGGCACCCAGCCCGTACCGGAACGACAGCTGACCATCTCCACCATCTTGCGACCCCGCTCGTTCAAGCCTGCCGCCGTGATAGTCGTCCGACGGTTCGGTGCCACATCGAACGCAATACAGATCGGATCCACCAGTACGGCTTCAGCATCCTCACACGCCTCCCACTTCTCCTGGCTGATCTCCTGGTTGCCGACCAGATCGGTGTCCGGGTAGTCGCCTACGTTCAGGAGCTCGGTCACGAACTGCCGCCAGCCGAGCAGCCGGATCTCCTTCGCCATGTGCTTCTCCGTCACGCGGCCCCTGACCATCGCCCAGTTCACCTCGAGCCACGCAGCCGGGTCGCGCGCCACATCCTCAGGCACCTCGTCCGGTGACTCGAAGTCCAGCGAGTACTCGTGGTAGACGAGCGAATCCTCCACCCCGTCGATACCGCGCTCGCGCACCCGCGTCCACACGATCGCGTGGTCATCCTTGTCCTGGTCGGGAGCGTTGCCGGCGTAGACAAGCTGGGGCCCGCGCTCCGCAGTCGAGGCGCGCAACGTCGGCACCATCGTGCCGTGCGCCCACTCGCTGAGGATCTGCGCTTCGTCGAGCACCAGCAGCGCCACATCGTCCACGCCTTTCAGGCCCGACTTCGTCCGCGTCCTGAACTCGATCTTCGACCCGTCCTGCAACGTGATCGCCTCGTCGCCGTGCGAATACCTGAAGCCGACCAGGCGCTGAGTCCCCAGACCCGAGCGCTCCACCAGGGCGAGCAGATCGTCGTTGTCACGGATCGCCTTCTCGAGCCGCTGGAAGTGGCGCGCTGAGGTCTTGAACTCATGGGCCGAATGGATGATCAGCCGCTCGTCCAGCACGAAGATCCCGTAGAGCTCGCGCGCGAGCAGCACCTCACCCTTGCCGTTCTGGCGCGGCGCGGACAAGGCGAACTCGAACGACTGCCAGCGCCCGTTCTCGTCGACGCCCAGCATCGAACGCAGCATGAACTCCTGCTCGAGATCCAGCCGAAGCTTGTGCTCGCGGCACCACTCCACCGCGTGGTCACCGATCGACCAGTCCGCCGCGTCCGGCACATGGCAAATCCGCGGCATCACCAGATCCGTATCGACCACAGCTACCACGCCCTCGACCTCCGAGTCTTCGCGTTCCGCTTCCGAGCTCCCGCCGACCGGTTACACGCCCGATGGGCCGGACCCATCCAATGACGGCGGTCATCCGAGTGATCCAGATCCCACGGCTCCAGCGGATGGATGAACCCACCCACCGGAACCCCGTTCAGCTCGTCAGCCTTCAAACAGTCCGCGCCGCGGGCACACCGCACCTGACCCCCCAGCACGATCACCCTCCATCTGCGCCGTTCCGACTGGTGCCTCGTCCCGTAGCCGCGCAACGACGTTGCCCTTCTAGGAAACGACCGTTTCGTTCTCAGAGACGGAAATGTGCCTCGGGGGGTCAAAGCGCTGCGCCTCCCCTAAAAAACGCCCTATGCATCGGTGCGC